ATTACCATCGAGAATTGTCCCTACTGCGGCAAGGACGGGCATCACTTCGCAATGGAAGTACACGCCGCAGATGACGAAGAGCGTAACAGAGACGGACTGCACTCCTGCATCCGTTGCGGTAAGAGCGGCAACCTGAACAGTCTGAAGGTCAAGCTGGGAGTATTAATCCCCGGCGTGGAAGGGCGCAAGGACTGGGGAGGTGGCGCTGGCAAAGAGGCGGACAAGCTACCTGACGTGGAAGCCTGCCACCAAGCGCTGATGGAAGACGAAGCAGCTATCGCGTACCTTACAGAAGGACGAGGATTCTCACTTGAAATCATTCAGAAGCAGAAGATTGGACTCAAAGCGGATCATTTTTTCAGAGAGACTGGAAAAGTGCGTGCACTCGTTTACCCCTATCTCGTTGGAGGAAACTGTGTCTGGGCACATTACAGAAGCCTGCCTACTATGCCACTCAGTGAGAACAAGGTACCCAAGGCGTTCTCAAGTCCTTCAGGATGGGACTCGACTCTTTACAACGGGGAGATTCTCCTTCCTGGGCTCCCCGACCTCATTATGGTCGAGGGAGAAGCCAACACGATTGCAGCCCTTGACAAAGGAGTTTGCAATATCGTCGGAGTCCCCGGAGCAAACTTCAAGAAAGCTGCGTGGATCGAGACCCTTGACAAACTTGGACTCGACAAAATATATATCTGCTACGACGCGGACAAAGTCGGACAGAGAGCTGCTCAGGTACTCGCGTCCAGAATCGGAATCGAGCGATGCTATAAGATCACTTTACCCGCTTTCACAGTCACTACTGACCAAGGGGTGGTACGGCAAGGAAAGGACCTAAACGAATGGTTCTCACAGGGCGGCGGGACAGCAGAGGCCTTCGAGCAGCTAAAGCAGGACGCTACTCTATTCGACGTCGAAGGGGTGACCGGCTCTGGCGACGCCCTGCAGGAGTTCCACGACGAAATTCTCGGTAAGGGAATCACTCCGAAGTACACGACAGCATGGACAGGCGTTAACAAGTACATCGGGTTCGATGATGGCGACGTGATCGACATCCTGGCTCCAGCAAAGATCGGCAAGACTACGTTCGCGTTGAACATGGTCGAGCACATGGTTAACGAGTACGGCGACGATGGCATCTTCATCTGCCTGGAAATGACCAGGTCGAAGATGGCGCGCAAGTGGCTGGCACACGTTGCCCAGATTGACGACAACAACGTCGGACTGGACGCGGAAGATGCAGAGGCACTAAAGCAGCAGTTCTTGCATGCCATCCCTGAAGTCCAGACGATGGTGGCGAATAGACCGGGCGAGTTGTACTTCTGCTCTCCGACCTACCGCAACATGGATGATTTGTACAACCTGATTCGTCAGGTGATCCGACGCTACGGCGTCAAGTGGGTAGTGTTCGACAACATTCAGCGTGCTGCAGATACAACGTCGCAGGCAAAGGGAGCGAATCGAGCAGAACACTTGTCGCAGATCTCTAAAGTTCTTTCGCAAATAGCGAAGGAGTTCAATATCTGCATGATTCGTATCCTGCAGCCTAAGAAGATTGAGCGCGGGCGCATTGCAGGCGTAGGTGACACAGATGGGTCAGGCGCAATCGACAAGGACTGCGACTGCATGCTCACTCTTCACCGCACCGCGCAAGGGGAGTTGAGTGTTGACGACTTCGAGCAGCAAGGTTTCGTTGACGAAGCGTCCTCATTCGGTAACGAGATGTTCGTCGGCATTCCAATCTCGCGATACTCTTCAGGTGGGCGTACAACGCTCTACTACGAAGGGGCTCGCAGCACGGTAAAAAGTTTTGCTGATGAGCAGATCAAAACGCTGGCTAGTAAGAAAGCTGAGAAGATGGCCAACGTCGGTCACGAAGCACAGATGAAGAAGCTGGGCATCGAGCCGAAGGTGCAAGAAAAGGCGATAGATCCTGAGTGGGGAACTCAGATTCATCCGAAGGATGGGACGGTGGAACTATGAAAGTATGGCTAGTCTACAGATGCACGAGCGACCAGTACGGGAGAGCATCCCTTGTCGGGATTTACTCAACCAAGGAGATAGCGGAAGCGACAGCAGCTACTCTCGTCGGTTTCCAGCATAGTGTAAAAGAAGTTGACGTGCACGAGGACAAACAGGACTTCGCCAAACTCTGGATGGACAAATGAAGCCTGCACAGACACCAGAGCAGGCTAAAGCGAAGGACGCGTACCTCAGGAAGAACTACAACATCACGTTGGACTTCTTCAATGCGTTGCGCGCCTTCCAGTGTTATCGCTGTGCGATGTGCAAACGCGAAGAGGTGGACTTTAAGACCAACCTCGCGGTTGACCACTGTCACAGGACCGGTGAGGTGCGCGGGCTCTTGTGCTGGCTGTGCAACAAACGGCTGGGCAAGTTCTCCGATGACCACGAACTGTTGCGCGCGGCTGCTCTGTATGTGACGACGCCGACCGCGACAGTCCTTAACGGTAAAACGATTTTCACAGCACCAGGAAGAGTCGGGACCAAAGTAAGAGCTAAGGCCCTGGCAAAACTTAACGGTACACCAACCCCCAAACGGAGAAAAACCAGTGGAAAAGCTAGTGGCAAAGCCAGAGTTAAGCGCAAAAGAGCAAAGAAAGCTTAAGCGTAAGTTGTTTCGGAAGCCAGTCGTGCTGCCGATTCGGAAGCTTGACGAGCACAAGCAGATGAAGATGGAGATCGGTGACCAGGAGTTGAGCAAGAGCCACAAGCTGGGTTTGCAGCAACACTACGGAATCGTTGCGGTGTCCGAGTCGGATATCGAATGGTACCTGACGGAGGTGGCGACTCGTGGATAAACATATTTGCAAGGACATCTTCTGCATAGCCGAGGAAGGCGAGTATTGCATCAGGGACAACGCAGGATGGCCCATTCCTGACGTCCCAGATGCCCTGGGAGCCGCCGTTATCAGTCCAGGCACCCTCACCACCCCTGAAGAGACCAAAACGGCTATAGAAACCAATGACACGATTACTCTCCCGGCGCACCACGGCTTCAAAGTGGGCGACGACATCACCATCACAACCGAGGGCGGAAGCCAAGATGTAACGGTTACAGCCATCATCGGGACGACACAGGTCAAGCCGAGAACCGGGCGCAGGCTGGATCGTAGACCGCTTCTCGTCGGCGACGGCAAGCAGCGTATCCTACCCAGGGTTCGCGGATGCGGGCACAAGCTGGATCTCAAGCGCCAGCCGCGTCACCGCAACTGTAAGGTGTGCTGGACTGCGTTCTTCCGTAACCAGGATGAGATGGCTGAGAACATTGCCAAGATCCTGGTGGAGCAGGGCGCGCACCGAATTGCTGAAACCTTCGGTGATAAGTTCTTGACAAGGTTCCACGAGTATTGTAGTCTTGTGGAGCGTATGGAAGCGCTCAGGAAGGCTTTCGCGGAGGATCAGAATGCCGGAATCGAATTTGCCAGCGTCAGCACTCAAGACTCAGTTCAGTCAGTTGGTGGTGATGCAGAAGTCAGTATCGAAGTGGGTTAGCACTCGCTTCGGAAACACATGCTTGCTCGATCCCAAGGAGAGGTCTATGCGCGTCGTCGAGGAGGCGATGGAGCTAGCCCAATCCGTTGGGTGCAGCATGCTAGATGTAGATGTGATCTCGGAGCATGTGTTCAGCCGACCGGTAGGCAACGTTGGTCAGGAGCACGCGGGCACCTTGGTCAGCCTTCTAGCCAGCGCTACGGCTAACGGCCTCGACCTGGGAGATATCACTCGCACTGAGATTGAACGCATCTGGGAGATCCCAGTTGAAAAGCTTTTAGAAAAGCAAGCGTTCAAGAACCGTGCAGGCATTGCGAAATACAACCGGAGAGAGGACAATGGCTGACACGACTATCGTTTCAGAAGCGATCTATATCGATCCAGCGGGCTGTAACTCCCAAGTGTCTTTTAAGATCAATCGAACCGACTATGAGGGCAGGATGGCTCTAGACGCGATGGTGCTGTTGTCTGACTGCAGTCGAAAGATTGATTGGTACTTTAACCATGAACCTGGCTCTCTGGAGAAGATCGACAGAGCTATCGAGATGTTGAAAAAGTTTAAGCGTATTCTAGCAGCAGAATCTAAAAAGATAAAAACATAGGAGCCCAATGAGTTTTATCGCTGACCTGAAGGACCTGGGGAAAAAGCCTCAGGTCCAGGTGAAGGCTGAGGAAGCACCAAAGCCTGTTGTGATTCACAAGGATCTGAAAGAGAAGCTGAAGGCGCTCGACGCCGTCAACGCAACATTGAACGCGCAGTTCAAAACGACAAACAGTTTGGTGCGACTGGGAGACAAGATTGGTAAGCCGATGCCGAGTCAGAGCACAGGCTTGCCTACGTTAGATTGGGGAGTCATCCAGTGCGGTGGACTTCCTGAGGGGAGAATCGTTGAAATCTTCGGGCCAGAAAGCGCGGGCAAAACGACTATCGCGCTCCAGTTCATTGCGCAGTGCCAAGCAGATGGTAACCTCGCTGCGTTCATTGATGCAGAGCATGCGCTCGACCCAAACCAAGCCCAGTTGCTTGGAGTCGATGTCAAGAACCTTGTCATCAGTCAACCAGACAGTGGAGAGCAAGCGCTTGACACTGCTATTGCGCTTGTCGATAGCGGAGCAGTATCACTTATCGTCGTTGACTCCGTCGCAGCGCTTGTCCCACGAGCAGAACTTGAAGGCGACATGGGCGACTCGCACATG